CGGGTCAGCCCATCTGGTCCGCTACGGGACATGGCCGGAGCAGGATGATCCGTACTTCACCTTGAAGGAAGCCAGAAAGAAGCTCCGCAACCGATACCGAAACAGCTCCGACATGGCGGCTCTGAGTCAGGGTATCTACGATCTGGCTGACTGGCTGTTCTCGCACGAGTGGCGATCGGAAGACGGTGCGATCATCCCGATGGAACTGGCAGCCTTCGACGCAAGATGGAAGCCGGAGATCGTTCGCCAGGCATTGGCCAGAAGTCCCCACAATCGGAGCCTAATCGCCTACATGGGGCAGTCATACAAGGCTGCAGACAAAGCCATCGGTGAACGAAAATATGAGGCAGGGTCTCGGGTGGGCCTCGGATGGGTGGTCCGGAAACGGAAAAGCAAAGCTGATGTCCGTGGCGTTCTGAGCGACGTGAACTTCTGGAAGACGGCATTACATGACCAGCTGGCAGCCAGAATCGGATCGCCGGGGGCGGTGACGTTCTACAGCGGGAAGCATCGCATGCTGGCCGAGCATCTTACAAGCGAGTACGCGATTCAGACTGAAGGACGTGGCCGGACGGTCATGGAATGGAAGCTGCGACCAGGCAACGATAACCACTGGCTCGACACTTGCGTTGGCTGTCTGGTTCTGGGATCAATGGCGGGGTGTAATGTTCCGGAGTACTCGGACGCGGTGGAGCGTAAGCGGAAACGGAAGGTTCGACGGAAGACGGAGGTCCGGACGTAATGGCAAAGAAATCAACAGGGCGGCCAAAAGGCAGCAAGACGCAGAAAAAAGACATCGTCGAGGAGATTGAGTCCAGATGCGAGCGGTGCGGCTCGGCCGATCGGGCGGCATACAGGAACACGCGATCACACATGGGCGACGGCTATCTGCAAGACGGGACGCCATACATCGGCATGCGATGGAGCGACACAACCTGCCGCAACTGCGGCCAAGCGAGGATAGTTCGGCGGCCGATCTTTGGCGAATTCAAATAAAAGGCCGATTGTCTTTTCGTATCTGGTAGAAGTGCCAGCGGTTTCTGATCATCCTCAGCATGACAGAATCTCGCCGGCAAAAGATCGATCGACTCAGGGCTCTGCTGGAGTCCGGGGTCTCATCAGACAGCACAGATGGAGCGTCCACGACGTTTGATCTGGATTCAGTTCGTCGCGAGCTGGCCAGACTTGAGCGCGAGGCGGGTCTGCGCAAGCGGCGATCACGTGTCATCACTCCGAACATGACGAGGAGATGACCGTGAGCGACATCTACCAGGCGGACAATCCAAAGCATCGACGACGATCGGCAGCACATCGCAGGCCGAGGTCGGAGAACTTCCTGCTCAATGACAGCAGGCGGCAGTCCATTCAGGCTAACGCTCTGGATGTCCATCGCAACATGGGTCTGCTGGCGTGGGCAATACGCCGGACGCTGGACTACTGCTGCCTATGGGATTTCCAGCCGAGAACGACCGATCGCGGGCTCAACATCGAGCTGAAACGGCTCATGGCTCGGGACACTCAGGCCGAGGCGGTGGACTATTACGGCCGGATGGACTGGGACGACATGCGAAGGGTCGCCGAGGCTCAGAAGCTGCTGGTCGGTGACTGCTTTTTTATCCGTGTCGCCGGTGCTCTCCAGATGGTGGAGGGCTCTTTCGTGCGGAATCCCTCTGGCGGTCGTCGTGATGCTGGCCAGTGGGTCGGCGGGGCGAAACTCCGATCGGGGCGGCCGGTCGCGTGGAATTTTGCCGAGGAAGATCCTCGCAGCGGCAAACAGACAGACAAGGTCATCCGAGCCGGCAGCGTCTGGCAGCATTGCCAGCACGAGGGCCGGCCGAACCAGATCAGGCCACTCTCGCCGATCGTGGCAGCGCTCAACGAGTTTCGTGATCTCGATGAGACGTTCGATCACATGAGAGCGAAGGTCAAATTGGATCAGCTCTTCGGGATTGCGTTTGCTCGCAAGGAGGACGCCGAAGCATTCGACGAGGATGATGATGAAGCCTCAAGCGCTCAGGAGGGAGCCAGCCGAGTCGTCGACTTTGGCGACGGCCCAGCCGTTTTCGATCTGGACGAGGGCGAAGACGTCAAGACGATCGAGAGCAACAATCCGGCAGCATCGACGCAAGAGTTCCTCAAGCTCTGCACACAGATGGCTTTGAAGTCCCTCGACATCCCGATGTCGTTCTTCTCGGAAGATTTCACGAACTACTCCGGTTCCCGTCTGGCGTGGATTGGATTCGAGCGATCATGCGAGGCAAAGCGAAAGACACAGCGACGGCTGCATCAGCGGATGACGGACTGGCGGCTCGCTCGCTGGACGCTGCGACCAGAGTTCGGGGGAACCGGCGAGCTACGGCTGCCGGCAGGGATGACCGTCGATCAGGTCAGCTATCGGTGGGTGCCTCGGGGCGTCCCGTGGTGGAAACCACAGGAGGAACTGGACACAGCTCTCCGATCCGTGGCAGCTGGCCTGAAGTCCATGCAAGACGTCTGTGACGAGTTTGGGCTGGGCGACTATCTCGAAAACGTTGACGAGATCACGCGAGAACGCGAGGAGCTGGCCGATCGTGGATTCTTGCAGAGGTGGAGCGACTCCGCGATGGTCAGGCTGGCGACACAAGACGAAATGAGGCCGACAGTATGACTCCCTCCAGACTCTGGCAGATCGACCAGCGATTCCTCGCAGCCTACGAGGCGAGACTCGCTCGCAAGGCCGGGCTCGATCCTGAAACGCTCGACGATGTCTTCACTGAATACATCGCGGACGCTCTCGGTGTGGACAGCAAGCCGCTGACGATGACCGACGACGGGATCGCGATCGTGTCGGTGATCGGTCCGCTCTACAAGGGGAAATCTCCATTCGTCAGCAATTACAAGAGCATCGGGGAGGCACTGACAGCCATTGAGCAGATGGAGCAGCTCCCGCCGGTGGTCCTGCGGATCGATTCACCTGGCGGAATGGTCGCGGGGCTCGATCCTGTTCTGGAGCAGATTGACAGGCTCAGCGAGAAGACACTCGTGGTCGCCAGCATCAATGGCATGGGGGCCAGCGCAGCCTATCGGATCGCCAGCAAAGCCGGCAGCATCTTTGCCAGCAGGGACAGCGAGGTCGGGTCGATCGGGACTTACTGGCAGCTGCTCGACTACTCCGAGGCATTCCAGAAGGCCGGCATTCGGTCGGTCCTGCTCACCACTGGCGATTACAAGGGTCTCGGGGCAACTGGCGAAAAGCTCACGCCGAAGCAGATCGCATTTCTGCAGGAATCGGTCGACCAGTCGAACAGCCAGTTTCTGGAGGACGTTCGCAGCGGCCGGGGCATGACAGACACACTGCTCGAAGAAGTCAGCGACGGCCGATGGTGGCAGGCTGGCGACGCTGAGCAACTGAATCTTATCGACGGGGTGGCATCATTCGAGAGCGTTCTCGACATGATCCGCTCCCAGTTTTTGACGGGAGAGCCAGAAATGGCCAAGCCGAAATTGCAGCCGGAACAGGCTGTTGAAGCGGAAGAGACGGCGGCTGTTGCAGCTGTCGCGGTTCCGGCAGCTGGTCCGGTCGCAGAAGTGGCCGAGCCAGAACTGGACGAGAACGAGGACGTGGAGCCGGCATCCGAGGACGAGCTGACAGGGGACGTCGAAGTCGTCGAAGCAGCTGCTCCGGGTCTGGCGGAATACATGGCGGCATTCGGCGACGCCGAAGGCGCTCGGATGTTTCGCGATGGCATTCCATTCGATGAGGCACAGCAGCAGTCTCTCGAAGAACTGCGGGGCACTGTGCAGGATCTGCGGGCTGAAGTCGCTCAGCTGCGAGAGCAGGCTCAGTTGCTGGCCAGCGTCTCTCCGGACGAAGCCGAAGGCGTGAACATTGCCAGCGAGCAGAGTGGGAACACATTGGCGGCGGCATTCAGCCGCGGCAAGCGCAACTGAGAACTGATCGCCGGCGAGGTGCTGGCGACTGAATACACATTTTGATCTGAGGAGTTCAAATCATGGCCGACACACTGACAACCCTGGCGGAGCTCATCCGCTTTAACTCTCGCGACGTGAATGAAGCTGAAATCAGCGACATTCTGAACAAGGCCAAGGTTCTGGCCGTTCTCCATGCGATGATGTCCAGCAACGGGACATTGCACAAGTACAACAAAGAAACGACAGCTCCGACGATCGGATTTCGTGCAATCAACGCCGGTGCCGATTACGTGGCTGGCAGCTCGACTCAGGTGACAGCGACGCTCGAATATCTCGACGCAACCATCCGTGAAGACGTGGCAGAATGCAACTCCTACAAGAACGGCGCGGAGGCATGGCTCGACAGGCTGACAGCCAAGCAGATCCGGCAGTCTCTGTTTGTGCTGGAGTCGCAGCTCTTCAACGGAACAGTCGAGGGTAACGCCAGCGGGTTCGCCGGCCTTGCCGACGATGCGAACTACCAGGCGGGCGGGGATCTGCTGATCGATGCTGGCGGCACGACTGCCGACACGGCCAGCTCTGTCTGGTTCATCCGCTCAACTCCGGACGATGCTTCCATGGCGGTCGTCGGTGCTGGCGACGTGTCTCTCGGTGCCGACAACATTAACTTCAACGTCGGCGAGACGTTCAAGTCGGAGATTCTCGGCAGCAACTCGAAACTGATGACGGCAATGTGCCGCGACATCGGTGCTCATCTGGGGATCCAGATCGGCAGCAAGTACGCAGCGGCTCGCATTGGCAACCTGACAGCCGACAGCGGGAAGGGCCTGACCGACGCTCTCCTGAGTCGGGCTCTGGAGCTGTTCCCATCATCTGGCGATCCGACAGCGATTGTCATGTCGAAGCGATCCGGCGGCCAGTTGCAGCGATCCCGGACTACGTACTCGCCAGTTGGGGCTCCCGCTCCTCTGGTGCGTGAGTATGAGGGCATCCCGATCATCTACGCCGACTCGATCACCAATACCGAAGCTCTGCTGGCCTGATAACCCTGGCCGGGGCCGGTCGCCAGACTCCACCCTGGCGGCCGGATTCCCTCGAAAGTCCATCCCATGACATCTCCGATCGCAGCAGCAGCAGCAGCAGCACGAGCAGCGAGCCAGTCCGTTCGCGGTGAATCCGTGACGTTCACTCGCGGCGCGTACTCGCTAACGCTGACTGCCGTTCGGGGGTCGACGGGATGGGATCGATCTGCACCATACGGCGGAATCAGAATCGGCGATCGGTCGACAGACTGGATCCTCAAGGCGGCGGATCTGGTCGACAGTAATGGCGACGAGATTAAACCGCAGCGACAGGATGAGATCGCAGTCGGCGGTGTGACGTTTCGCGTCATGCCATACGGTCCGGACAATCAGCTCTGGATGTTTCACGACAGGGATCGGAAGTACATTCGGATCCATACGAAGGAGCGGGTCTGATGGCGTCTCGCTCGGCTACTCTGGCTAACGCTCTCGTGACAGCGATCAGCGGCTGGGGGTCTCTCCCGGCTGGCGTCACTGTTGCGCGGGTGCGGTCGGTGACTCACCTTCTCGTCGACATGCCGACAGCGTCGGTCGGTCGCGTGGCGGTGATCGTGTCATCGGTCGAGGATCAGAGCAACCGCGGCGACGTGGCCGAGGACGTGACGATCGGGATCGTGGTGATCGGGAACTGTGATTCTGAAGCTGTGGCACAGTC